CTGATTTTTCTGCCGCTGGTAAGGATGCAGAAAAGAAATCAGATGATGAAAATTTTGTAAAGGCTGCTCTTAAAAAAACACCTGAACTTGAAAAGGTTGCAAATGAATCTCTACGTAGGCGTAATGAGGCATTGGTGGAAGGAAACATTAAAGAACAACAAATAAATGAAATTGGTGTTCTTTTTGCAGTTTCACTTGCCGTTGCTATTCCTCGTATTATTGAATTAATTGGCAAGGCTGTAAAATTTCTTTCTATTGCAATGGGTGGGAAGGGTTCTGTTGGTGATAAACTAGAAAAGGCAGGACACAAATGGCATGATAAAATAATTTCTTTAATCATGAAAGGTTTAACATTAATTCCTGGTTTCAAAGAACTTCCACCAGACAAACAAAAACAAATTGCTAAATTAGTTCATATGTTAATTGTTGGTAGTTTGGCAGTTGCCTCTGGTGTAGGTGCCGTTGATGCAGTTATGCAGGGAAAAACTGCACTTGCCGGTGTAGAGGGTGCATTAACGGCAGTTAAGGCCGGTGAAGTGGGAATTACCAAATTTTTATCTACAGCAATATCAAAAATTATCGGTTAATATAAGTTGAAAATAATATACTAACGGGGCGACTTCGGTCGCCCTTTTTGTTTTATCAAACTATTTATAGTATATGGAAACACTACATTCTAATATAGAACTGACAAGAATACTCGCTTCAAGTTTAGTCACACTTTTGGGTGTGTTCCTTTCTTGGTTCCTTAAATACAAATGGGGTGAGTATAGACAAAAGAAAATTACCCGTGAAATAAAGCAATCAAAACTGGTTCAGACCGTACTTGAACAACAACTAAGTGAGTACAGTGCCCAACGTGCATTCATACTCCAACGCCATAACGGTGGTAAATACGGAACCGGTAAATCAATGGACAAACTGTCAACAACATTTGAGGCACTCGAAGAAGGAGTAAGCACAGAGTTCAAAGAATATCAGAACCTACCAATATCACTTTATTCTTCTTTAGTTGACATTGTTCAAAATGAACGTGGTATATTTCCAGTAACAGAAGATATAGATGATATTTTGACTCGTGCCTTTTTTAATCAAAGAGGAACAAAAACTGCCGTGGTATATTCAATATCACAAGGTACAGATTTAATTGGTTTAGTTGGATTTGAATGGACACATAAACTAAAAAATATAGAAAACTCTTATGTAGAATTCAAACAAGACGGTAAAGTAATAGGAGAAACCCTTTCCAAATTATTGTAGGAGAGATTATGCGAATGAATGAACATTCAGAAGAATATGATGAAGAATATAATATAGAGGAAGAAATTACGGGGATAGAGATAAATGGTATAAAGAAAGGGCGAAAACAAATCAAGAATAAGATACAGTTTAATTTGTCTTTAAATCGAGAACAAAAAGAAGTCAAATTACACATTCTGAAAGATATCATCTCGGTTCTGACGGGGAAAGCTGGTTCGGGTAAAACACTTCTGGCAACACAAATTGCCTTGGAATACCTATTCTACCGTGAAGTGGAGAGAATCATTATCACAAGACCAACGGTATCAAATGAAGATATCGGTTTCTTACCCGGTGATATCAAAGAAAAGATGAATCCGTGGGTTGCACCAATACACGCTAATATGTATATGTTATATGGTAAACCAAAGATTGATAAGTTTATAAACGATAATATAATTGAGATTGCACCCATTTCATTCCTTCGTGGTAGAACATTTGTAAACGCCTGTGTTATTGTTGACGAGGCTCAGAACGTAACTAAATCACAGATGGAGATGATTCTTTCTCGTCTTGGTATGAATTCAAAGATGTTAATTTGTGGTGATATTTCACAAACTGATTTAAAGAATAAGAAAGATTCTGGATTTCCACACCTGTTTAATATGGTTGGAACTGTCTCTGGTCTCGGTGCATACGAACTAAAAACAAACCATCGTCATCCGATAGTTGATAGTATATTGAGTTACTTTGAAGAGGGGAAGTAAACGGTTGGTGATACATATTTATATGTATATTGGACTTATATTGAAAGAAACACATAATGACAATGGAGAGATATAATGGTGGAAATTCCAATCTGGCAGGGATCTAGCAGTTTTGTAACAGGAAGCACCCCGTTCGGATTCTTTGATGCTGAGGCGGCATTTCAAACGGATGCAGACAATGTAGCCGATTGGTGTGCAAAACGTTTAGGTTATCCTCTCGTGGATGTTGAATTACAATCCGGTAACTTTTATACTTGTTTTGAAGAAGCCATCTCGGAGTATTCCAACCATGTGAATCAGTTCAATATTCAACAGAATATGTTATCTATCATGGGTACGTCGGTTGACAATAATCTGACTCATAAGAATATTTCAACAAATCTTGGTGGTCTTGTTCAATTGGCCACCGAGTATGGTTCGGAAACATTTACCAATGGTAATATTAATTTTTATTCCGCATCTATTTCTGTTTCAACTGATACCCAAGTATATGATCTAAACGTATTAATAAAAAATGTAAAAGCACCAACTGGTTCCATTGAAATCAAAAGAGTACATCACTACCCGCCACCTGCATCTACTCGATTCTACGATCCATACTTGGGTAATCAGGCGATGTTAGATACGTTCGGCTTCGGTGCATATTCAACAGGTGTGTCATTTATGTTGATGCCTATGTATGCCGACCTACTTCGTATTCAGGCAATTGAATTTAATGACCTCATGCGAAAGTCAGCATATTCATTTGAAATTATAAATAATAAGTTAAGAATTCATCCGATTCCTACTAGGGACTTTACTCTTTGGATTGACTATATTGTCAAGGAAGAACGATCAAACCCATTGAAGTATTTACCACTAAGTGGTTCTGGTGTTACTGGGTTTGTATCGGATATGTCAAATGCTCCATATCAAAGAATGGAATATACAAAGATAAATTCTGTTGGTCGTCAATGGATATTCCGATATACTCTTGCTCTTGTAAAAGAAATGTTGGGATATATTCGTGGTAAATATGGAACTATTCCAATTCCAAACGGAGAAACAACTCTTAATGCCGCCGACTTACTTGCAGCCGCTGGAACAGAAAAACAAGCTCTTATCGAAGAGTTGAGAACAATGTTGGACACAATGACTCGTTCAAAACTTCTTGAAGCTAAACGAATAGAAGTTGAAGCGCTGGGTGTTTCTCTGAATGCGACTCCACTAAAGATATATATAGGATAAAATAATGCCACTATTTCACGGGCAAAGAGATGCGGGATTAGTTCACAAGTTCAACATGGAACTTATTGTAGATATTATAGATACCGAAATTGGCCTGTACAAACTTTCATTGAATGATACAAAGACAAACATTTATGATGAATCTGATAAGAAAGTTTATCACCAACCGATTAAAGTATCTGCACTTATAAATCGTCAACAACAAACATTTGAAGGAACCGAATTTGGTCAAGACTTCACACAACTTTGTGATTTTGGATTTATCCGTGAACTTCTAAAAGATTTTGAAACTTATATTGAAGTTGGTGATGTGATTGAATATAATGGAGAGTATTGGGAAGTCGATGGTATTCTTGAAAATCAATACTTTGGTGGTAAGAATCCCGATTATTCTTTTGCAACTGAAAAATGGGGTCATAACATTTCCATCATAGCTAACACACACTTGACAAGACGTTCAAGAATTCATATAGAGGAAACAAGAGCCACCTTCAGGACTAATGAAAACGATCTACCGGATAATATCTAATGAAAAACTCATCCCCATATAGAAAGCCACCGTTAAAAAGAACAAGAGATTCTTTTATTGACGATGCAAATTCCGTACAAAATCCAAGAACTGATTTTGGACAAGCACGTAATCAACAAATTCGACGTGACAAGGATAAAGTGCGGAGTTTGGGTGTAACACTTTATGATATTGATTTTGCAATCAAATCATATATTGATCAAAAAATGCAATTAAAAGTGGAAGACAATGGTGAATTTATATCTGTACCGACTCTTTATGCTAATTCTGAAAAATGGGCATCTATACAAAAGAACGGGTATTTAAAAGATAAAAAGGGAAAGACACTCGTACCTCTTATTACATTCAGACGTTCCGCTGTTAATATGAAACAAGAGTTGAGACGTAATAAGGTTGCAACAACAGATCAACTTGGTTTTGTTGTGCAACAAAAATATAGTAAACTGGCTCCATATGATAAATTTTCTGCATTATACGGTTTAAAAAAACCACAAGAGTATTATGTAACACCGATACCAGATTATGTTGATGTTACATATGATTTTATTCTTTGGTGTGAATATCAAACTCAATTAAATCACGTAATAGAAAATTTTGTATATTATACAGGTGATTCTTTTGGTGAAAGAAATTTCTTCAAATTTTCTACTAACCTTGATTCTATAACGATGGAAGATAATAATACAACTGGTCAAGACAGAGTTGTTCGTGCTTCGTTTCAAATAACAGCTCATGCGTACCTTTTACCAAAAGATGTTGCGGGTGAAGTTACAACAAAACGACTTGTGTCTCCAAACAAAATTAAATTTGCCACAGAGAACGAATATGGTTTGTATGGTGAATATAGTGATCTCGGTGTAACGAATAAAGATTTTACAGATATATCTTTAAATGGGAGTCCAGATGTGTATTCTACGGAAATTGAATGATATTTATTATTATGTATAATGTTTTATTTACAAAGAGGTTTTTATGTCAGAACAAACAACAAAAGAATTTGAACAACAAGATATCGAGTCTGTAAAGGCATTACAGTCTGATTATGCAACAAATACCGCACAAATAGGTCAGGTAGAAGTTGAATTGCACTTGTTAAAAAAGAGATTAAATGAAATCGAAAACATCCGTACCGAACTATTTGACAAGTATGTGATACTTCAACAAAAGGAAAAGGAACTTGTTGAATCACTAAATCAAAAGTATGGTGATGGTGTTTTAGATTTAGATTCTGGTAAATTTATTTCATCTGTTATATAATTTGAGTTTTTTAACTTATATTTATAATAGAGATAATTACATCATTTTTTTTGGAGATAAATAGTGGCTAATGAAAGAATTGTAAGTCCTGGTGTGTTTACGATTGAAAAGGATCTGTCGTTCTTACCACAGGGAATTGGTGCAATTGGAGCGGCACTGATCGGTCCAACACTTAAAGGACCGGCATTTGTTCCTACGGTAGTTAACGGATACGGTGATTTCTTAACAAAATTTGGTGGAACATATGAGCAATCATATCTTCCATATACTGCAAAGAGCTATTTGAATAATGCCGGTAGTGCAACCATCATCCGAGTTCTTGGAACAGGTGGTTATTCACTCGATTTTCCAGTTGCACTTGCTGCGTCTGGTAGTTGGGGCAAAAAGTTAATTGCATTTTTACACCCAACATTTGTTGTAACGAGTGCGGATAGTGTTGATTTATTTAACAAAACAACACTCGCATCAAACAACAGTGGTTCGTTTGTAATTAAGATATCTGGCTCATTCACAACAGATGTTTCTTCATTCACGAACGCAGTGGATGAGAACGGTATATCATATAGTGCGTCTATTGATCCAAACTCATCTGCATTTATCGGTGACCTCTATGGTTATAATCCATATGGAACACACGCGGTTTATAACTACGTGCTGTTTAACAAACAGGCATCCGCATCACTTGCAGCCGATCCGGCAACATTTATCGTACTTGAAACAGGTTCTGTAGCAGCATGGGACTTCACAGACGATTATCTTGAGGCAACAACACCATATATTACTTCACAGAAGGTTGGTGCATCTGCAACAAATCTGTTCCGTTTTGCAACACTTTCACACGGTATACATTCAAACTATGAAGTAAAGATTGGTATTACAAACATTCGTCCTGCTGGCACAATCGCTGGCTCAGAATACGGTGACTTTGATGTTGTTGTAAGATATGTTGACCAATCAAAGGTTCCACAGACACCATTTACATATGAAGATGAAGATCTTCGTCCAAATTCAGTTGAAACATTCAAGTGTAACCTTGATCCTAACTCGCCAAAATTTATCGCTCGTGTAATAGGTGATCGTTATATAACAATCACAGCTTTGGGTAAGGTTGTTGTTAATGGTGATTACTCTAATAAGTCAAAATTTGTTCGTGTAGATGTAACTGACATTGTTAAGAATGGTGGTATTTCTTCTGCACTTGCTCCATTTGGATTCCGTGCTCTTAGTTCACCAATTCCAACTGGCTTTACACAACCACCATCTGCTTCGTTTAAAACGGACCAGACATCGGGTGGTTCTTATAACAAGAGAGTTTACTACGGTTTTGACTACGATTTTGCTACAACAGATAACTTCAACTATCTCCGCCCAATTCCGGCAGCATCGTCAGGTACTGGTTCAAACGCAGACTTCTATCTTGGCGATTATACTCAAGCAGCTGGTACAAATTATCCAACAGCAGCAACGGTATACACTGGTTCAATTACATTAACATCCGTAACATCACTCGATACACGTAAGTTTATGGTTCCATTCCAAGGTGGATTTGATGGTCATAAGCCACATCTTCAAAAGAAGACGGGTACACACATCGTAGCTGGTAACACACAAGGTTTTGATATTTCTTCAACAAGCGCTACCGGTTATACATCATATAAGAAGGCACTTGATGCAATATCAAATGCTGACGAATTTGATGTTAACATGATTGTGACACCGGGTGTTATTCACTCACTTCACTCTGCGGTAACATCATACACTAAGGATGTTTGTGAAGATCGTGGTGATGCTTTCTATGTAATGGATTTGATCGGTTACAGTGATAACATCGCAACCGCGGTATCAACAACAGAAGGATTTGATTCAAATTATGTAGCTACATACTATCCATGGGTCAAGGTTCTTGACTTCGATAGAAACAAGCCAATTTGGGTTCCACCATCAGTTGTTCTTCCTGGTGTTATTGCTTTTAACGACCGTGTTGCCGCTGAATGGTTTGCTCCTGCTGGTTTAAACCGTGGTGGTCTTACAGAAGTTATTGAAGTAGCAACACGTCTTACACACGCTGAACGAGATGAATTGTACGAAGCACGTATCAACCCAATCGCAGTATTCCCATCAACAGGAGTATGTGTATGGGGTCAGAAGACACTACAAGGACGTCCATCGGCTCTTGACCGTATCAATGTTCGTCGTCTTCTAATTGCATCTAAGAAGTTTATCGCTTCTGCTACACGTTATCTTGTGTTTGAACAAAACACATCACAAACACGTACACGTTTCTTGAACATTGTAACTCCTTACTTGGAATCAATTCAACAACGTCAAGGTTTGTATGCTTTCCGTGTTATCATGGATGAATCAAACAATACACCTGATATTATCGACCGTAACATTCTTTATGGTCAATTATATCTACAACCTGCAAGAACTGCTGAATTCATTATTCTTGACTTCAACATTCAATCAACAGGTGCAGCATTCCCAGGTGCCTAATAAAATAATCGGGGGAGTGTGATAACTCCCCTAATTTTTCTGACGGTATCATATTTATATGAAAGAAAGATTTTTAAACTTGGAGAAATAAATGGCCGAACTACTGGATCCTACCGAAGTATTTTTTACCCCATATGAGCCGAAACTCGCTAATCGGTTTATTATGTACATCGAAGGTGTCCCTGCTTATCTCATCAAAGGTGCTGGTAGACCCAATATCACTTTTAATCCCATTACACTTGACCACATCAACGTCGAGCGTAAGGTAAAAGGTAAGGGCAGATGGCAGGATGTCACTATTAAGCTTTATGACCCAATCGTTCCATCTGCTGCTCAAGCAGTTATGGAGTGGGTTCGTTTATCACACGAGTCTGTAACAGGCCGTGATGGTTACTCTGACTTCTACAAGAAGGACATTACATTCAATGTTCTTGGACCAGTTGGTGACAAGGTTGAAGAATGGACTTTGAAGGGTGCGTTCATCACATCAACAACATTTGGTGATATGGATTGGTCAACAGATAACTTTATTGAGATTTCACTTACGCTGGCTTATGACTATGCGATCCTTCAATTTTGACAACGATTACGTTATATTGATTATTTTCAAAAAAATGTCATAATCGTTTGTAAGTTTGAGAAAAATTCCCTATATTTATTAGTAGATATACTAACTAATATAGGGATTTTTCGTTATGCAAAAATTTAAATGTAATCAATGTGGTCTAGAATCGGACACATACGTTGGGATTTCCCAACATTATAGGAAGGCACACAAACTAAAATCGGAAGACATTCGTGTAATAATCTACAATAATGGAGTTCCGCCCTTGTGTAAATGTGGATGTGGGTCAAATGTAAATTGGAATCATCGTGCTGAAAAATTCAATGACTTCAAACACGGTCATTACGCAAGAACAACAGGTGGATTTTATTCACCAGAAGGTGCAAAGAAATCGGCGGAAACGCGAAGAAAAAGATTTGCCAGTGGTGAAATACAACAATGGAATAAGGGTGTTTCTTTTGAAGAGGCATATGGAAAAGAACGTGCGGATATTATGAAGAAGAACATATCAGATAATGAAGAACGTGCAAAGAAAATATCAGAATACCATTCAGGTAGACCAAAATCTGAAAAACACCGTGAACAAATGAAAAAACAACTGGCTAAGAATCGCACAAAAATACTAAAAAATCGTGGAATGACTAAGCCAGAAAAGGTCATGAGAGACATACTCAAAGGGGTAGTAGGTGTAAAATTCAAGTATCAGAAACGAGTCGGTAGGTATCATTATGATTTTCATATAATAGGGACAAACATTCTCATAGAAGTTGATGGTGATTTCTGGCATTGTAAGCCAGGAACAAAACATGAAATACCAGTCATGAAAGAACAGGTAACGAATATGGAAAACGATACGGTCAAGAATGAAGTGGCAAAATCAAACGGCTACACCCTCCTTCGGTTTTGGGAATCAGATATTCACAGTAATCGTCTTCAAGTAATAAAAACTTTGATAGAAAATTTAGGATAACCCATATTTATTAGTATGAGCAATATTGTTTAATTTAGTTACAGGATTTAGTTATGGCACAATTACCAACAGGTTATGAACCTCAAAAAAATGCTATGGAAATGAGTGACGAGGAACTCAAATCCAATTTAATGTCGGACTACAAACAAAAGGAAGTAAAGAAATCAAACTTCCCAACAGAAATTATCCCACTCCCATCAAAGGGACTGCTTTATTCAGAAGACCATCCTCTTGCAAATGGTAGTATTGAGATGAAATACATGACTGCACGAGAGGAAGATATTCTAACATCACAGAATCTTATTAAACAAGGTGTGGTATTAGATAAATTATTTGAATCACTAATTATTACTCCGATTAATTATGGTGACCTTTTTGTTGGTGACAAGAATGCAATCATGGTTGCTGCAAGAGTTTTAGGTTATGGTAAAGATTATGTAGTAGAAATTGACGATCCGTTTTCACCCGGCACTAAACAAAAAGTTACAATTGATTTGACTCAAATAGAGCACAAGGAGGTGGATTATTCTCTATTCGATCATAGGAAGAATGAGTTTGACTTCAAATTGCCACAGTCAAAACGGGTCGTCACATTTCGTTTGATAACACATAAGATTGATAAAGATATTCAAACCGAAATCAAAGGAATGAATAAGACAGCAGTTCGTAGCGGAATTGATAGAGGACTAACAACAAGATTAAAAAATATTATAACCGCAATTGATGGTGATACCGGCCGTGCAACTATAAACCATTTTGTTGACAATGAACTATTTGCTTTAGATTCTCGTGCTTTTCGTACTCATATGAAGGAAATATCACCTGACCTTGATATGACGTTTACATTTATTTCAGATACAACAGGTGAAGTAAAGGAGATAGACATTCCAATGGATGTTTC